GGCAATTACCTGGACAAGACTCTGGCGGATGACAGGGGCATCTACCGCTACAAGCTGGTGGATGGCAAGCCTGTGGAGCGCACCACGGAAGAGATGGACGCAGACTATGTGCCGCCCGAACCGCAGCCTGACCTGACAGCAGAGGTGGCGGCATTGCGGGAATCCAATGCGCAGCTGAAAGAAGCGCTGGAACTGCTGCTTTCAGGGGAGGTGGAGGATAGTGAGTAACCCTTGGAAGAAGCGTGTGCTTGCGTTTAACCAGAAACGCAGGGACATGGATGAAAAAGCGGCAGATGTGGATGTTCTGGTGCAGGCCATGCTGGAGCTGCCGCCCGGACAGCTGAAAAAGCTGTTTTCCGAGGATGTGCTGGCGGTGCTGGCAAAGTACGGCTATACAAGTGGAGAGTGAGTAAAAAAGTTTTGTCCGGTGGGTCTACACCCGCCGGCTTTTTCTTTATGCTGGGGCCAGATCGAAGGATCAAGCCCGCTGAGAGTGCGGAGAAAGAGGTACATATGTTTGATTTCATGGAACGGATCTTCCTCATGGCTGATGGCGGTGGCGGCGACGGTGCGGGCGCGGCTTCCAGCGACGGTGGAGGCGGATTCGCGGGCGTAACGGGCCAGGACGCCGCTGGTCAGGATGGACGAGGCGCGGATGCTTCCGCGCAGGGTGATGACACCCAGCAGCCGACCGTCCCGGATGCAAAAGCGCGGAAAGCGGCTTTCCAGAAGCTGATCCGCGAGGAATACCCCGAAGAGTTCAAGGAACACAACCAGAAGATCATCCAGAACCGCCTGAAGGGCGCCAAGGTGGCTGAGGAAAGACTGGCAAATCTTGAACCCGCTTTGAAGCTGTTGCAGAGGCAGTATGGGACGGAGGATCCCGCAGCGCTGGCTGCGGCCATCACCGGGGATACGCGCTGGTATGAGGCGGAAGCCCAGCGGCGCGGAATGGACACCCAGACTTTCATGCTGCTTGACCAGAAGGAGCAGGCCCTCCAGGCTATGCGGCAGCAGCAGGCTGAACAGCAGGAGCGGCAGGAGCAGGCAAAGATGGTGATGAAGTGGCGCGGAGAAGAAGCTGCGCTGCGCGAGATCTACCCCAACTTTGACCTGAATGCCGAGATGGAAGAAAACAAAGAGTTTTTCAACCTGCTGAAGAACGGCATTTCTGTCCGCCATGCCTATGAGACGCTCCACATGGACGAGATCATGGGCCAGACGGTGGCCGGAGCTGTGCAGCGCACGGCACAGCGCACGATGGATACCATCAGAGCGAACGGTATGCGGCCCCAGGAGAATGGCGCGGGCAAGACTCCCGCCAAACCTGTGAAGCTGACCGTGAGCCAGCTTACACCCCAGCAGATGCGCGATATCGAGCGCAGGCTGGCCAGGGGTGAAGTGATTACGCCGGACAAACTCGGCTAAGCATGGCCGGATGACGCAATGTCAGATGATGGCCGAAAAGTGAAGTGAATAGCAATGCCTAATACCACTACCCAGACCACTCTGATTCCCGAGATGGCGCCGGAGATCAAAGAGTACTACGTTAAGACCTTGCTGAATACCACCCAGCCCAAGCTTGTGTACAACAAGTATGGCGACAAGTACCCCCTGCCCGCCGGTAACGGCACGAGCATGGAGTGGCGCCGCTTCTCCAAGCTGCCCAAGGCGCTTACCCCCCTGACCGAAGGCGTGACCCCTGCCGGCAACAAGCTGGAAGTATCCACGATCAAGGGTACTGTGAAGCAGTACGGCGACTGGATCCGCTACAGCGACATCATCAAGCTGGCTGCGCTGGACAACATCGTGGTGCAGGGCACCAAGGCGCTCGGATCTCAGGCTGGCCGCACCCTGGACACCCTGACCCGCGAGGTCGTTTGCGGCGGCACCAATGTGATGTATGCTCCCAGCGTGGATGCCGATGGCACTGAGACGGAAGTGCTGACCCGTGACGCTCTGACCGCTAAGAGCAAGATGACGGTGGATCTCATCCTGAAGGGTGCTACCGAGCTGGACGCCTTCGACAATGACAATGTTGAGGACGGCGACGGGTATGTGCTGATCGTGCATCCCTATGTGGCCTATGATATTCGTCGTGACCCCGAATGGAAGCATTGGCAGCAGCACAACACCAGCGATCGCCTGTACCAGGATGAGGTCGGCAAGATCGGCAAGGTGCGCGTGGTGGAGACCTCCGAGGCGAAGATCATCACCGGCGACGGCTGCCCCGATGGCCTGGCTGTGTTCATGTCCATGATGATCGCCGGTCATGCCTACGGCGTGACCGAGCTGGAGGGCGCTGGCCTGCAGCACATCATCAAGCCCCTGGGCTATGGTGAGGATCCCCTGAACCAGCGTGCGTCCATTGGCTGGAAGGCTACCCACGGCGCTCAGCGCCTGAATGAGGAAGCTATGGTGCGTCTTGAGACCACCAGCTCCTATTCCAAGATGGCGGCTGCCAACTAAGTTGAGGGAGGGTAAACCATATGGATCATATGGAAATGAATGTGGAGCAGCTGGAAGAAGCTGCCCGCGCTGAAGCTGTGAAGGCCAGAGAAGCTGCTGAAGAGGCTGCCCAGGCTGATACCAAGTCTGCGGCCGAGAAGGCGGCCAAGAAGGCTGTGGCCGCAGCGGAAGCGGCCACCAAGCTGATTGAGCAGATGGAGGCCAAGAAAGCCCAGGAGGCTGCCGAACGGGCTGCGCTGGTTGATGAGCCTGTGGTGGATCCTGAGAAGGATGAGGCCGAAAAGAAACGTGCACGCGCCATGGAGATGGTGACCATCCAGCTCTTCAAGGATGAAGAGCGCTACAAGGATGATGTGGCTGTGTTCGTGAACGGACGCCGGGTGCTGATCAAGCGCGGCGTCCCGGTGGAAGTACCTCGCTACATTGCGGAGGTGGTGGCTGCCAGCCAGAAGCAGGACAGCCAGACCGAGGCCATGATGATGCGCCTGGTTGACGAGTACGAACAGAATACGGCTGAAAAGACCAAGCCCTACGGCGGCTGATGGTCAATATCAGAGCAAGTACGGCGGGAGCCGCTGCTGGAAAAAGCGGCGGCTCCTTTTCCTATAAAGGAGTGAAGAAATGTGACTACGCTGGAAGTGCTGAAGCGCGTGGAGCGTGACCGGCCGGGGGAATCCACCCGCGAGGAGATGCTGCGGTGGCTGTCGCAGCTGGACAGCAAGTGGTATGAGCAGATGATCCTGACCCATGAGGGCAGCGAGGATGTGGAGAGGCCTGAACCCTATGATGAGGGGGTGGAGGCAGAGCTGTTGATCCCTGCGCCGTATGACGAGGTGTACATTCACCACTTGTACAGCAAGATCGATTACCGGCTGGGGGAGATCGACAGGTACAACAACTCGGCCATGCTGTTCAACGAGGAGTGGCAGGAAGCCCGCAAGGCTTACCACAGGGCGCACAAGCCGCTACGCACGGTGATCGACCATGTGGTGTATGGCTATGGAGCGAGGCACGGGGATGACCCGCTGAACCTGGGGGTGTGAGGATGCTGCCTTACCTGAACAATTTGAGACGCAGCCAGAGCGTGGCGGTGAATATGCAGGGCCTGAACCTGACCGGAACGCTCTCTGATGGCGAGTGGGAGTACACCAAGAACATGGACGCGGCGCTGGCGCCCATTGTGGCCCGAAGGGAAAAGCGTGTGCTGGTGGGCAGGCTGGATAAGCCCAACGGCATGATAGCCACCGACAAGCTGTGCTTTGTGGATGGCACGAAATTCTACTACAACGGCTTCTATTATGGCGATGTGGCAGACAGCTTCAAGCAGATGGTGGCCATGGGCAGCCGGATCTGCATCTTTCCGGATAAGAAAATCTTTGACACGGAAACGTACACGTTTAGCGAAATGGAGCAGAAGAATGTGACCACGGGCCAGGTGACGGTGGAGCTGGCCAAGGCTGACGGAACGGCATACGGAAGCTATACTGCATCGGCCACGGCGCCGGAGAATCCCACGGCAGGCCAGATGTGGCTGGACACATCCGGCGATAAAGCCGTGATGAAGACCTGGGCGGATTCCACCGGGATGTGGGTGGAGCAAGCCACCACCTATGTGTGCGTGAAGGCCAAGGGAATCGGCAAGGGGCTGAAAGCGGAGGATGCGGTTACGGTATCCGGCATCCTGGGGGAAGGGCTGGACGGGGATTGGATCATCAGCAGCGCGGCGGATGATCAGATCGTGTACACGGGGATCATCGGCGAAGTGAAGAGCCAAACGGAGGTTGTGACGGTGCGTCGCAGCTGCCCGGACATGGACTATGTTGTGGAGCTGAACAACAGGCTGTGGGGATGCTCCAGCGAGAACCATGAGATCTACTCCTGTGCGCTGGGCGATCCGACCAACTGGCGGAAATATGCGGGAATCTCGACGGACAGCTATGCGCTGACCATCGGTTCTCCTGGCGACTTCACCGGCGCGGCGGCGATGAACGGCAGCGTGATCTTTACGAAGGAGAATTGCATCCACAAGATCTACGGTACACAGCCGTCCAACTACCAGACAACGGTGGAGCACTTCAGAGGTGCGGAACGAGGTAGCGGCGCCTCGCTGGTGCGGGTGAACGAGCTGATGTACTTCAAATCCGTGTTCGATGTATGCGTATACGATGGCACACAGGTGACGAGCATCTCCGGCCGGCTGGGCAAGGAGAAGTATACCAATGCGGTAGCCGGCGCCAATGACCGCAGGCTGTATATCTCCATGCAGGACAAGGCTGGCGCGTGGCATCTGCTGACCTATGACACAACCAGCGGGCTGTGGATGCGTGAGGATGATGTGCATGTGCTGGCCTTTGCCCAATGCCAGACCGAGACCTTTATGCTGACGGCAGAGGGCGAGGTGTGGGCGCTGAAGGCGGGCGAGTACAGCAAGGATTTCTTCATGTTGGGGAGCGATTACAAGGTGGAGGCCACCGAAGAAAACGACGAGGACATCGACTGGTGTCTGAGGACGGGCGAAATGCTTTCCTCCGGGCCGAACAACAAGCACGTGAGCAAGGTACAGCTTTTGCTGGAACTGGGAGAGAATGCCCAGGCCCACGTGAGAATCCGCAAGGATAACGAAGCGTGGCAGGACGCCATGAGTATTACAGGAGCTGCCAAGAGACGGCACACGCTGCCGATCTACCCCAAGCGGTGTGACAGGCTGCAGGTGGAGATCGCCGGTGTGGGTGAGATGAAACTGCTGGGCATGAGCCGCTTGGTGGAGGCTGGGAGCGAATATGGGAGGTAACGAACAATGGCAATGGTAGCAAGGAAACCGCTGGCCGATGCAGATGCTTCGGTGCTGACGAATCCGACCGAAACGACAACGGAAGAAACGCAGGCCACAACCGGAAGTGGAAGCGGAAACGGGAGCAGCAGCTCCACAAGCAGGTACACCAAGGATATCAGCACGGCCAAATCCAAGCTGAACGCGGCAAAGCCGACCTATACGGATACGTATGCATCCAGGATCAAGAAGATGGAAACGGATGGCCCGGGAACGTATACCAGCAAGTATGGCCAGAACATCGACAGCCTGCTGAACAAGCTGAACAACCGGCAGGCTTTCCAGTACAACATGTCGCAGGATCCGCTGTACCAGCAGCTGGCGGCCAAGTACATGTCCAGTGGTAAGCAGGCCATGCAGGACACTATGGGCCAGGCTGCTGCGCTGACGGGCGGGTATGGCTCCAGCTATGCCAGTACGGCGGGCAGCCAGGCGTATCAGCAACATCTGAACCAGTTGAATGATGACGCCATTGAGCTGTATTCTCTGGCGAAAAGCGCCTACGACACCGAGGGCGACAACATGCGGAGCAACCTTTCCGCTTATCAGACGGCGGAAAGTGCGTTGCGCAGTAATTTTGAGAGCGACAGGGCGGACTACTACAACCGACTGAACTCGCTGAGGGACGGACAGTCCACCGAATATCAGCAATACCGCGATGATGTGAGCGACTATGACACGGAGCAGGAGCGGTACTGGACGCAGTACAAATACTGGAACGACCTATGGGAAGACGATAATTAAGGGGGAT